CACATGGTGGATGACCCCCACCTTCTTTTTTTCTACAAATATTAACCCAAGGACCTTTTGGTTGTTTTGAACCCTTTGGTTTTTTCTTGGTTCCGAACCAAACCGCCAAATCTTCTTTTAAAGGACCAACAGCACTTTTTATAATTTTTTCAGGGTCTTGAACATCTCCAAGAACACTGCCATCTTCATCATTTTGTCCTGTATAAAAACTTTTCAAATAAGCATCTATTTTAGAAATTTTATCTGTTCTTCGTTCTATTCTTGATCTTTCTTCAGGACTTTCTTTAAAATCACCGTCGGCTTCTTGATATGCTAATTCGGCATTATTATAACTATAAACAGGTTCCGTGAATGGTGCGACTTGGTTTTCCTTCCACGGTTGTGGTGATAACACGATTGGTACTTTAAAATTTCCAGCATTTGCCGAACCTGTGGCTTCACTTAGTTTATTTTTTTTCATATACTTACATATAAATATACAGATATTATATTATGGAATTACAAAAACAACCAATATTTAATTTATTTGAAGAAATTGCGATATACAAACCAGAAGATGTTGATAATTTAATTGACAATTTAAGTGAGGAACAGGCGAAATTTATGTTAATCAGGGCAGTTCAGATGGCTTATAGAAATGGATTATATTCTTTGGCGGAATCTGAGTTAATTTCAAAATCACTTAGAATATTAAAATAAAAAAGGAGTCTCACGGGACTCCTTTTTTATTTATAACTCATTTCCACAAGACGGACAAAACTTATAATTTGACTTTATCTTGGTACCACACTCAGTACAATAATGTTTAATATCTTCTGTGGTTTTAGGTTTATTATTTAATGGTAATATTTTTAAATGTATTTGATGAGATACAAAATATTCAAAATTGTCATATGAATTTATGAATTGTTGTTTTGATTTAACACCCTTTTCAACTCTACCTGTACTAATGGTATCACTAACATAAGTATTATTATAATGCGATATTGGTGCAGAATTTGATGTTGTGAATGTAATATCACCATACCGAGGTGAACCTGTATTGATGGTAGTAGTTAAATTACCTCCTAAATTTAATGTTGTACCATAACTTGGTTGATATGTTTGTTCATTATAGAACTCAATTCTAACATCCCCATTTAAATCGATTGCATCCCTATTTTCCGATGTATCTTTTACTTCGTAGGTACTGAACTCAAACTTGTTGTTAGTATCAAGGAAACGCTCTAAAAACACCCTCTGACCTGGTTTAATAACAACACCACTTGTGGAGATGTATTCTCCATTCAATTTGATTTTACAGAGAACTGATTTTTGTGTTGGATTATGAATTTCAAATTCAAAATTGTCTTTGTCGTTAAGAAATACGACATGACCATTGTAGATTTTAAGACGCGACTTTTTCTTTGTGATGTGAGCAGTCGGTTTACTCACGTTTTTTGTTGTGTAATACATTTTCTTTAATTTTATAATAGTTAATGACTATGTTACCAATACCTTCGTGTCCGTGAATACTCTACAGCTTGTTATGGCTGGGGACTGATAAACTAAAATCTATAAATAAATATATTCAAAATATTTTTGGAATCAATAAAAAAGTCGTATATTCGTATTGTAATAAAGGAGAAACAAACTATGAAAAACTTAATCGTAATCTTAATCACAGTATTATCTTTAACTTCATGTGTAAGTCAAAAGACAATTGAATTGGCAAATGGTAAAATGGTTAGTGAAAGACAATTTGAAAAAATGTGTCACAAAGCATATAAAGAAAGTTTTGGTAAAATGCCAAAAGAAGAGAAAGAATTACTTGACGATGTAAAAATGTCAGTGGATACAACTCAATCAGGAAACTAATAAATAATATTATCACTTTTTACTATGTTATCTTTACCCCACATAGGTTGTAAGTTATCCAATGACCAACATTTCATAAATTCATCATCTCCCATTTCTTTAATGTCGAATGATGATATTGGAAATTTATGATCAACATGCCACTCACCATAATTTTCCCACAACATACAACCTGTAAATTGTTTTTCTAAATGTGAAATTAATTCTTCAGGTGTGTATTTTAAAATATCAAAATAATGCCTATTCTTTTCTACATTATTTTCTTTTAATACCTGATAGATGGCGGTTCTGAAATTGGAGATTAGCTTATAGGTGGGGTCATTAGCTTTACGATTTCTTTCGTAATCACGTTTGGTTTTACGAATTTTATCCAAATTTTTTTCACGGTATTCTTTAAGATATTCTTTACGATGTTCTTTATTTTGTTCATACCAAATTTTTGATTTATTACCTATATATTCTTTATTACCGTCTCTCCATTTTTTATCCGATACTTTTTTACCTCCTATATTTCTTCTCCCTGATGGACCTAATTTAACACCATTTTCTTTAAGTATTCTTAACACTTGTTGTTTATTTAATCCTATTTTTTCCGAAATTGTTTGACTCCCAATCAAATCGTCATTATACATTTTAAGGATAGTTTTAATTTCTTCTTCTGATGGGATATATTTCTTCATATATATAAATATATGATATTAATCCAAAAAACCTATAGTTCGTAAAAATATATAAAAAAAGGGACAATTTCTTGTCCCTTTTTAGTCTATTTGTTAAAGATTGATTATCTCAATTCTCTCAAATCAAACGTTCTAACTCCATCAACGGTAATGCGGCCATAAAAGCGGTTATTTACCATTTTTTTAGCGTATCTCGTCATAATACCCTTTATCGGAGTAAAGTTAAACGGATTGTACATAGTTGGAGTTAATTGTAGAGGTACGTACGGTGCGTAGATGTAACCTGTGTCTAACAATGATGTTCCTTTATGTCCCATTAACACTTGGTTAGGTGGGAAGTAAGGGTCACGGTAAACTTGGTAACGACCTGCTAATGTACCAACTCTTTCAATACCCATGTTATATTGGTCTTGTTCAGGAGCCGCGTTTGATACGTGGAAATATTCCAAATCATCAAAGATAGCACTGATTTCAGAAGAAACAACAATCCAGTTAGCACCACCTCTTAATGTAGATTTGTGGATTTGTGCTGAAATTTGGTTGATTGCTGTGATTAAAGTTTGGTTCCAATCTTTTTGAGTATATGGAATTGCACTTGATCCTAAACGCTTCCAACCGTTGTAATCCCATCTCAAGTTCCAAGCCGCACCTTTACGTAAATCTCTTAAGATTTCACGATCAATTTCAGCCGCAACTTGCTCAGATAATAAAGCCGTTAATTCAGCTTCAGCATCTATGTTATGGAACGCAGCAACGTCTTGTGCCATTTCAGGAGACCATTGTGCTCTTAATTTTCTTTCAGTAACTGATACTGTAACTGACATTAAGTCAAACGATACCTCACCAATTCTATCTTCAAATTCTAAGTTTTTGTAGATTCTGTAAGTAGCGGTAAATGCGTTATTACTAGCAGTTGTTGAAGAGAAAGTTGAACCAGTGTATCCATCTAATGAACCACCGCAAGTAATACATACAGGAACCTGTAAATCAACTTCTAAATAGATTTTACCTTCAGCATCACATAAGTTGTCATATTGACCACCATCAGTTTTACTGTTAGGGAATACTAATGTTGCGTTGTTATTACCGTATTGTACAATACCTTTACCATATTTTTGAGTTACAACTCTAAATAAATAAGGGTTATTAACATTAGCAGCAGTTGTTGGATTACCAGCAGCACCTTTGATTGTTAAATCTGATAAGAATGCTTCGTTATCCATTGGTTGACCATCAGGACCGATTAATTTACCAGCACCATCAGATGCGAAACCTGACATAACGATTAACACTTTTCTGTAATCAGAAGTACTATATCCTGAAGGGATTAAAGAATCACCTACCCAAGCAACAGTAACAACGTTACCTGTGATTGCTGAATATTGTCCTTTAGAATAGTCAAATAAACCTGGTGGATCTAACGCTGGTTCGTTACCTTCGTAGAATCTATCGTAAAGGTCTTTAGTGTTATTGTAATCATAACCACTATTTGGTGTTTGATTAGGATCAGCATTTGGTGAACCATACGGTGCGTAGTGAATACCAGTATTCGCTAAGTTAGTTGGATCAGTGTATGCCTGAATGTTAGGTACGAAGTAGAATAATTTACCGATTGGTAAGTTCATAGCTTGTACTGAAACGATGTCGTTTG